GGCCAATAGCACGGCATCGGCAAGCTGGACGTTGGCGGACGATTCGGTTGGTGCGGGAACGGATAACCCGTTTGCGGTGTGTGTGAAAAACCACGATTCGGCTGAAGGCACGGGGATTATGTGCCGACTGCTTCCGCAAAAGCTGCTGACAAACGCAAGCTGGAACTAATTTTTTTCGCAATAGCGAGAACTTTTAAGAGCCGAAAAGAAGTCCAAACCATTTGGAGAAAGACAATGAGTTTTGAGAATAAAGTAAGAAAGCTCAAAGAGGTTATCGGGGCTGAAGGCGGTTTCGATGAGTTTATGAAGCCGGGCGGACTGTTCGAGCGGTTGACCGAGGTGCAGGAAGGCAAAAAGGCGCCTCTCATGGAGCCGGAAGATTTCTCGATAAAAGAAATCTTCGAAGCGGTCAACACGAGCCAGTTCCCGATTATAACGGGAACGCTGCTGAGCAAGAAGATTCTTGCGGGATATAACGAGTATCCGGGCATTGCGGATAGGCTCGTTACGAAATTCACCTCAAGCCTGAAGCTCGATACCATTCCGGGCGGTTTCCTGAAGGGCGACCTTGAGGATATTCCGGAGGGCAAACCGTATCCGCATTCCGCAGATATGGCGGAGAAGTACGTTACCGTTGCCGGTAGCAAGCGGGGCGAGATTCTGGATATTACGATGGAGATGATCAAGTTCGATCAGACCGGGATTATCCTTATGCGTGCCGCAAAATTCGGGCGACGGGCTGCGAAAGACCGCGAGAAGGCGGTGCTGTTCACCGTTCAAGACGCTACGGTGTCCGGCAAGAATTACTATGCTTGGTATCCGAGCGGTTCCCGGCTTGCCCTGTACTACGCGACCGATAGAACGTCTGCGTATGTGGACGGCACGGTGTATGCCAACCAGATCACGGACGCTTTGGCGGACTATACGGACTTCGACGCGGCGGACGCCCTGTTTGCGCTTATGATGGACGAGAACGGCGACCCTATTGACGTGGGCGAGAATATGATTTTGCTTACGTCGAGGACGTTGAAGCAGACGGGCCGGAGAATTGTGGGCGAGGAATATCTGCCCAACAACAGTGGTACCAGCGTCGGCTACCACCAGAAGAATCCGTATGCCGGGACAACGCACCTGTTCAGTCCGTGGATTGACAAGGTATCCAGTAACGATTGGTATTACGGCGACTTCAAGGAGCAGTTTATCGAGAAAGTCGTTTTCCCGTTGCAGGTTCTTACTCGTAAAGACGAGAAGAATCCGGATGCGTGGGAGCGGGATGTTGTAGCGTCTTACAAGGTTAGGCGCTTCTCCCAGGTCGGTGCGGTTGACAACCGCTACGTCGTCAAATCGACGGGCGGAAGCTAATAGGATTTGATCGTCGGGCGGCGATTCGGTGTTCCTTCAAGGTGGGCCGGTGTGGTGGCAGACCGGCCCACCAGTATTGAGGCTGTATATGGCGGCGATGACGCTTGCACAAGTTGAGACGAAAATAAATGCCCTGCTGGAAAGCCCGCAGGTCGATTATCGCAGCGGCGATCTACAGGTTAGTGCGAGCCAAAAGCTAAAGCAGTTGTTGGCATACCGGGAGCACCTGTTGAAGCATCCGGCGGCGAGCCAAGCGTTTGTGTCTATGGATTTGGGCACGAATGAATTCGGCATTGAAACGGGCGAGTTCGAAGATTGAGAATTAGGAAAGTGAGACGGCCATATTTCATTCTGCTTATGACGTTGCTTAACGGGTTATGTCTGGGTGATACTGAGGTCTCGCAATGGGGCATCACCGTTAAGTTCGCGGACGATGAGACGGTGGGGCAGTTCGTCAACGGGGATTATTACGTTGTCGGGCAGGTGAGTATTGTGAATGTGGACCCATGCTGCTCTTCTACGCGAGACGACGAGCAGATTCGCAACGGGGCCATGATAGACCCGAACGCGGGCGGCGACGGGAGCGAGAACGTGGCGACAACTGCCCATGGCTTCGACAGCCGGATAAGCGGATGGGATGCGACGCTCAATGTTGCTTTGCCGGGTGACGCCAATATCACGAGCGAGAACCCCCTTGTCATCGACCCTAACGCCTCCTTAGTCATCGGCAAGAGCGATAGCACCGAAAACATGACCGACTACATGATTCTGACGGTCCTGGACAAAGCGCCGGCTGCGAACAGCTTCCGGCCCGCATACGCCGAACACCCCGACAAGACCATTCAATACACGATTGCCGATGTGAATTACGACGCCTTAGCGGACCTCGATCCGTGCGGGACGGAGCCATCGTGGGACGATGCGAACTCGTGGTTCCAATACCCCAATATCTGCATATCGACCAGTAATCCGGGCGCTGCCATTGCCGGGGACAGGCACTCCGTTCACGACGACTTCGCGTGGCGGCTTTATAAGGTGCTCTTAAAGTGCAATTCGGACTACACCGATGCCCAGAAGCGTGACGCCTTAATCCACGTATGCCAGAATGGCATAGATATTTGGGGCATAATGAACGAGAACGCGGGCGGGCGTGGGCAGTTCTTTCAGTTCGGGGCCTTCAATTTGGGCAAGAAACTCTGCGTAATCGCGACCGCGCAGATACTCGGCGACACTACGATGATGAACACGATCCAGACGAAGATGGGCGAATACGGCTACTCGAACAAGGGGGACGATACGTGGCCTACTCTGACAGTGCCGAGCGATTATATTCATAACAACGAAGACGACGGTGTATTTTATTTAGCCGACTGGGACACGCTCGATACCCCTTACACGGTCTATTACACTTACGATGTCTGGGAGGCGGCGGGGACGGTCAAGGTAGAGGACGGCAATCAATATGTTATCGGGACGGACTGCAATTTCTTCGATGCGAAACAAGCGGGGTTCGAGGCATGGACTGACGCGGGTGACTGCGATAATCAGAATTGTAATTCGGAGGGATACCGCCATCAATTGGGGACATGGTTCGTTGTCGATGATGAGGTCGTTACCGATACGGAGTTTACGCCCTACGCCGTTGCGGATTTCAATAGCACCACGTTCCTGACTCTGGATCGGGCATACGAAGGGGACAGCAACGATGCGGCGACTTACAAGCTCTGCCGCAGCGCCTTCTACGGCCACGGGGCGAAACGAAATTCCAACTGGCCCAACTGCTATCGTGCCATCGACTATAACGAGCCGACGAGCGACCTGCACAACTGGCCGGTGCTTGGTCTTCAGTACCTGGGCGGGGCGGGCTACGACCCGTCGCCCTGGAAACTGGATACGCAGTACGACGGATGCAACGATTACGGCGGGTACTACGGCAATAATGGGGCGTATTTCGGCGGGCAGGCCCTGGTTGTGCTGATTATGGGGCTCAAGACAGAGTGGAACAACGACGCATTTTTCGATTTTGCGGACAGGTGGGTGACTATAGAGGCCCCAACGCAGGGCGGAAGCGCTTTTGCGGGGACTTACGAAGAAGATATGTGGGAGGAGTATCGGGGGGATTACGGGGATCTGTGGACGGAGCCGAGCGAAGAAGGCGAGTCAACAACTTACGTTTTGGGGATATATCAATGAAACGACTAATCATAATTCTGTTGGAATTGACTTTTATTGCAGGCGCGTTTGCGGCTGATGTTACGAGATATGTTGATACCGACACGCCTGCAGCGAAGGGGGACCAGGACGGCACTACATGGGACCTGGCCTACGATAGCGGGGCGGCTTGGGATGCGAACGAGGCTACAGACATTACCGGGGTTGGTAATCACTATGTGTATTTTCGTGCGAGCAGTGGCACGGCGGATACGTCTCAGATGTTTATAGATTCGGACTGGACTACCGACGCTACGCACGGGATTTATCTGCTCATGGACGGTGAGAACGGCAGCGACCAACATTCAGGAGTTTGGGATGCTAATCTGTATCGGCTGGAAGTCAGCAACGCCTATCCCCTGTATATTCGCGACGACCATGTGACGGTTCGCGGCCTCCAGATACGGACACCGGCAATCGACGGGGGGGACCACGTGCTTCATTGTAATTATCAGTCTGCCGACGCGACAATCTACATCGAGAAGTGTATTATTCGCGGGGCAAACGACGTTGACACTGCACAGAACGGCATCAACACGGCCGACGCGGACGGGAAAGTCTATATAAGCAACAACATCATATATGACTTTGACGGGTCGCCTCAGAGCCGTGGAATATGCGCGGACGGGGACGAAGTGTTTATCCATAATAATACGATACATAGATGTTTCGTGGGGATCAGTGATGGTTCTCCCTCTGATAGAGGCACCGTTGTAAAAAACAACATCTGCATCGATGCGGCGTATAGTTGTTATTATACGGGCGGTTCATGGGATGCTAACTCATGCAATAATCTCTCGGACGATACGACCGCCCCCGGCGATGCTAGCGTGCACAGCGTCGAGCCGACGTTTGTCGATAAGGCGAACTATAATTTTCACCTCGCCTCGAACGATACGAACGCCAAGGATGCCGGGGCGGACCTCGATCCGGACGGCAGCGGATTCTATAACGTAGAGGTCGATATCGACGGAGACGACCGCGACACCGTAGGCGGGGGGACCTGGGATATCGGGGCGGATGAGTACGACCAGAGTGGAAGCACTCCGATTTCGGCAATCTTCAACAATTACAGACGAAGGAGACAATAACATGCAACTCAAAGCACAATGGTGGATTCCCTTTATAGTGATCGTAACTCTGATAATCGGGCTCTTGTGTAACCGAGCGGCGGGCGAGATATGGCTTAAGCAGAGCACGGCGGTAACCGTTAAACTCGGACCGTTCATCGACGAAGACGACGGTAAGACGGCCGAGACCGGGCTTACTATTACCCAGGCCGAAGTACGAATCAGCAAGAACGGAGGGAACATAATTCAGAAGGACAATGCAGACGCCCTCGGCCACGACGAACTCGGGGTTTACGACTGTAATCTAAGCACTACGGATACCGGGACGTTGGGGCGGCTCAAGGTGTTCGTACACGAGAGCGGGGCCGGGCCTGTGTGGGAACATTTCATGGTAGTTCCTGCAAATATTTGGGACAGTTATTTCAGCACCGACAAACTCCAGGTGGATATAAATCAGGTGGCGAATGATGCAATTACCGACAACGGGGACGGGATGCTCGAGGTCAACGTCGAAAAGATAGACGATGACGATGCTTCTCCGCCTAACTTGGAAATAATGTTTGACGCTACGGATTTCGCAAGCTGGTACAACAGCACCGACGATCTTGTTCGCACGGACGTTAACCAGGTGGGCGGCACGGATGTGCCGGTTCCTACAGCTGAGCTGGTGAATGACGGAGGGTCGGTTGCTGAGGTCGGTAACAGATTGCGGTATGAACTAGAGAAGGCGGTTGACGGTGACCCGAATGCTGGCAGTATAGCCGAGCGAATCAAGACGATGGACGATGCTTTTACCGCTACGCGGGGCGGGTATCTTGATAAGCTCAACGTAAGCGGGACATTGGCTCATTCCGACGCGGCCTCTACCTATAAAGCTACCGGGTTTTCCACTCACGGCGCGGCTGACGTGTGGACAAACGGAACGCGGACTCTCACAGCTTTGGATGAGGATGACACGACCATCGACATGAACGGCACTACCATCGGAACGGTCGATACGCTGACGGGTCATACGGCACAGACGGGCGACACCTACAGCCTGGCAAATAACGAGACTTATGGCTTCTCAGCGATAGAGACGCTTGTCGATGGCATAGAAACAAAGACTGACAACCTGCCTACTGACCCGGCAGACGATTCGGACATTGATGCCGCTATTGCTGCTTTGCAAACGATTGTGCAAGACGCAAATGATAACACAAAAGCAATAGTTGATGCTATTCAAGCAAAGACTGACAACCTGCCTACTGACCCGGCAGACGATAGCGATATAGACGGGCAGTTGGCAAACATACAGGCTGAGGTTGAGAACATAGATGGTGAAGCCATGAGAGGTACGGACAATGCGGCTTTGGCTGCAACGGCGTTGTCAAACACCACTTGGACGGATGCGAAGGCGGGTTATATTACAGGGGATGTTTACGCGAGAGTCGGAGAACCGGCAGGCGCTTCGATTGCGGCTGATATTGCTGCCGTTGGCATTGATGCAAACAACGCGGCTATTGATGCAAATACTGCCGCTCAAGGAGCTGGTGGTGCCGGTGCTACGGCTCAGCAGGTGTGGGAGTACGCAGATCGGCAGTTGACGGCGTTGGATGAGGACACGACTACTATTGATATAAATAATACGGCGGTCGGTTCTGTTGAGGGGGCCGTTGGCTCCGTGACGGGCAACGTGGGCGGGAACGTGACGGGAAGCGTAGGCAGCTTGGCAACGCAGGCGAAAGCAGATGTGAACGCGGAAGTCGATACGGCGTTGAGTGATTACGATGCTCCGACAAAAACGGAGTTTGACAGCGGCCTTGCTGGGCTTAACGACCCAAGCGAAACAGAAATAGTCGCGGCGTTGATGGGTGACACCGGATTCACTGCCGGTGGGACTATGACGTTTGAAGAACTGCTCAAATTCACGGCGGCATGGCTAATCGGGGACTGGTATGACAAGGTTGGTGATAGCACGACCCAACAGATATTAGACCCGGATGACGGTGCGACGGTTATCCTTGAGATTCAGGCGAGCGACACCTCGCCATATAAGCAGATAAACACCTCTCCGTAAGGACTGATATGGGTGTAAAAGACAACATTGCAACGGGCGGGGCAATGTCCGGTGTGCCGGTTACGGTTGCAACGGGCGGGGTTATCGACGAGGTCGGCGACGCTGTAGCATCGACGCCAAGCGACCTTGTTAGCAATATGATTTCCGACCTGACGATGATACTCACTGAGTTGGGGTGCAATATACTCGTGCAGCGAAAGACGGACACATGGAGCGGAGGCAGGGTAACGTCAACAAGCTGGAGCTATGTCTATCGCAGCGTGTCGGGGGTATGGCAACCCGTTGACGGTAAGACCGTGATACAAGAGCGGGGCATGACTATTAAGAGCGTCGCAATGGTGCAGGTGGCTAAGACGACCGACATCGAGGAAAACGATAAGGTTAAGAAGGTAGGTGGAAGCGATGAGTTTCGCGTGAATTACGTCAAGGAATTCATAACTCACAAAACCGTGTATCTCACAAGGGCGGGAGGGATGCGATGAAGCATATTGCGGGAATGAGTGAGGTCCTGGCTAACCTTGTCAAGAGGCAGAGCAAGGTTGTGGAGAAGGTGGCTGAGGCTACGGAGAAAGCCTGTGTGCAGGTCGGTATCGACGCGGCAAGCGACCATACGCGGGGCTTTGCTCATGCAGTGGGGCGGTACGAGAATCAGACAACGACGCTGACGCGGAGCTTGTTGCAGGCTCCTAAAGCGGTCAAGGTGGAAAAGGACGAAGTGATTTTCTCGGTCGGCTCCAACGTGGAGTATGCCATGCATGTCGAGGCGATATACCCGTATCTGTGGCCTGCGGCGGTGGGGAATAAGCGGACGTTTAAGGAATTCTTGGCGGAGGCTTTGAAATAAATGGCTACGCTGAAAGAAGCATTATATACGGTGCTCGAAACGGACGCCAAGATAAACAACGCCGCGAATCTCGGCGGCATGATCGGGCTGTCCGCCACTGCTCCCTATGGCGTGCATTTCAGGAATCCGCCTGAAGAAATCAACTTCGGCAGCAATTCGATAATCACCTATTTCATAAACTCGATGGCCGGGCGGAAACCGGCAGGACTGCGGAACATTTACGTCAATATCACGGCGTGGGGTGATAATTACGAGGATATTCTTGAGAGGGTGTACGAGCTGTTGCACCAAACGACCTTGACCGGAGTGACGGATTATAAGCCGTTGCTGGTCGTTTGGGATTGGGCGGGGCCGGAGTTGTATGATAACGAGTTGCGGATTTATTATCAGCAGCATAGGTATCTTTTGAAGGGACTCAAATTATGACGCCACACGAAAGAGCATTAGAGGCGGTGAAACAGTATCTGTTGCCGGGCGATACGGTAGAGGTTACGAGTAGAAGTGATTGGGGGTTTGCCGAGCTTGGAATAAGCCAGATGGTAGTGGAGCGATTTCTGAGCGATTGGCGGAAGCCGGTCAATAATGTGCTGTTGCATATCTTGGCGGGGGAGGGGGTCGAGATGGACAAGGTGCTTGCCGTTGTCCAGAAGGCGTGCAGAGTGGGAACGCGGGTTTTGGTGCTTGAGCATAACCCGGACAGCAAGGACTTTCACGGGGACAACAACGTCAAGACCGGCAAGATCAACGATATACAGCGGACGGTTTTTGTCGATGGTTATTGGGGGGAGTGGGTGAAATTCGATAAGCGGAATATGCTGTTTGTAGTCACTACCATAAAGCACGTTGACGAATCGCTTTGGAGCATATCACAGCCGGAGCTTGTGGATGCTCTGAATTTCCAATATGAGAACGGGCTGCCGGAGAAGGATAGAAATATCTTTTGCCAGAGCAGCGAGAAGCAGCCGAACAGTGACCGGCTGTTGTCCGAATATACGGCGGACGTTCTTGACACAATCCCGGCAGATAAGAGCCTGTATATGGTTGTGGGCGGCATGATGTTTCTTGACCTGTTGGCCGAGACGAAAACGGAGCGGGATATTGTGCTGCTCGATTTGAGCTTGCCGCAGCTGCTTTATGCGATGATGGTGGTGGAGATTATCAAAGAGGAGCCGGACAATGCTTGGTTCGAGGGGGTATTGATGGGAGCGATGCCGAGGGCGAATCTGAGCAAGGTCGGTACGTTTGTTGACACTGACCTCCTGCTGCAATGGCTGAGGGATTCCGAAAATTACATACCGCGTCCTGATAAGGATATGACGTGGCGGAATATCGTCAAGATCGGGCATTGGCGGCAGAACTACCGCAACGTGCGGAAAAGGCTGCTCAGTGACCGGATTTGGTATCATTGGGGCGGCCTGGATAGTATCAAACCGAGCAGGGGGGATGTTGTATATACCAGTACGCTTAGCCGAGAGCGTTGGGAGCAGTTGTGTGATAGGTGCATGGTGATCGAGGCGTGCAGCGAGAGGGATGTGCCGATGTTTGCGGAGGAGGTGGCGGTATGAAATTGGCGTTTGTCTATAACATAGATGACGTGGGGATGAGCGGTACGCACTGGACGAACAACGCCTATCGGTTCTTTATTAAGGGGCTGACCAGATTTGCAGGGATAGAACACGAGACATTTGCCGTGCGGCAAGAGGTAGATTGCAAGCGGTTCGCAGGGTTTGATGCGGTGATATTCTACAGCTTGGAGAACCTGTGCCCGATTGGGTTGGATAAACTGAATGCGATTAAGGTGGTGAGGGCGCCGGACCCGCACGCTATCACGCTGGAATGGGTGCAAACGGTGGGCAGAGGCAAGGTTGACCTGATTATCAATCACCACACGCCGGAGTATATGTACAGCTATTTACCGACATGCTTGAATTACGAGCAGATCATATTCGGCATAACCAAAGAGCTTCACACCAATCCGCCGTTTGACAAGAGGCTCAACGCAATCGTGCAGGCCGGAGAGATCGGGCGGGACCAATTCTATCGGCTGAGAAAGAAGTGCTGTGCGTTACAGGGCGTGGAGCACGTAACGAAATCGTTCGGTTACACCGGCGATAGATACCCGGCATTGCTGAGCCAGTACAAGGCGGGCATTGCGGCTTGCACGGTGTCGAGTGTGTATAAGTATTTCGAAGTGCCGGCGTGCGGGTGTCTGAGCTTCATGGAAGTGAACGAGAGAAACGGGTGTGATAATTTGGGCAGCGTTGACGGTAAAAGTGCTGTGTTCATTAGCGAATCCAACTATAAATCGAAAATCGCTGAGTACGTCGCGGACCCCGATAATCCGCGTTGGAGAGCGATAGCCCGTAAAGGCAGACAAGTAGTTATGACGCAGTACGAAAACGAAGCCCAAATTGCCAAGTTGCTCAGAGCGATAGAGGAGGTGGCGGTATGAGTATAAGCCGAGAGACCTTGGAGCGGTTTGCCTACAATGACGTTTTCGTTGAAACGGGTACGCATATCGGGCGCTGTGCTGAGATGGCAGCGGAACTGTTCGGATTGGTGTGGAGCTGTGAGATCAACGAGGAGTATTTTGAAGCCGCTTGTGAACGCTGCAAAGATCTAGATAACGTGGTGCTGCTTTGCGGGGACAGTGCCGAATTGCTGAAGGACTTATCTTTAGACGAACCGGCGACGATCTATCTGGATGCACACGGGAAGGGGGACAAGGGCAATCCCTTGATGGCCGAGCTTGCGGTTATCGCCGAGTGGCCGGTTAGGAACCACACGATCATCATTGATGATTGGCCGGACTACAGCCGAAACAGGGACGGAATAGAGGAAATCTTGAGGGGCGTGAACCCGGATTACACATTCAGGGTCATAGACGGATGGCGAGAGAACGCCAAGGCGATTGTCAAGGACGGCCTGTTTGTAGCGGAGGTGCGGCGATGAATAAATGCGAACATTTGACGGGACGCGACTGGATTGAGAAGGGTTATCTTCCTCAGCTTGCCGGGAGGGTGTTGTGGGTAGGTGTTGCGGAGCGCACGAAGCACTATCATACGCTCGTGCAGGAGCCGGAGAAGTTCGAGACTATCGACGTGGCTCCGATGCGAGAGAAATGGGGCGCTCCGAATAATCACCACGTCGGCGATTTCTTGGAGTTCGAGACTATCAGGGAATACGACCATATCGGGTTGTACGGATTAGACCCGATGTACACGCCTAAGAATGAGCCGAATTGGTTGGTCTGGTCGGTCAAGATGATCGAGTGGACGTTGCACCTGTTGAAGCCGGGCGGGACGCTGCTGTTCGGGGGATATACGGCGAAAAGGACGGGTGAGATTTTCTTGGCGGTCCAGGATTGTGAAAAGCTGTTTGTAAGGGAAGTGAACATCAACGGAAGGAACTGTTTGAAGCTATGGGTACGAAAGAAAAAATCTTAGGGGTGTTTGCGCACTGCGACGATGAGATTGTCTGCGGCTGGCCTGTTATGCAGCGGGAAGATGCAGAGTTGCACCTGCTGACTGTCTGCGATAAGGGCGAACGCGGTGAAGCTCTGAAAAAGGTTTGCGAGCGTGCCGGGATTCGGCACGTCGAGCATGAGTGCGATTTCAAGCCTCGATTTTCCCTGGACAGGAGCGGGGCCGAAACGGTGACTATCGCCCGCCTTGTGGCGGAGGCGGTGAAGGAGATTAAGCCCGATGCGGTGGTTACGCATAACCAGTGGGGTGAGTATGGACATCCCGACCATGTATTGCTGAGCCAGATCGTGAGGAATTACACGACGGGGACGCCGGTGCTTTGCACGAGCTTGGACATTCCGAGCTTGGTGTGGCTCAAGCGGCGGGTACGAGAGGTGGACATTATCGAGAAGATCACCGGGATAGATAAGAACACGGATTTTTGGCATACTGCAAAGGCGATATACGGGCGCCATTGGACTACAAACCACTTCATCAACAACGGAAGCGGTCGAACGGCGGTGGTGTACGAGGCCGGGCCGGATGAGGGGCCGGTGAAATTGATACGGAATATGGCGGTGTGGCTGTGCGACCAGGCGGGCTGGGCGTTCTATAATCAGGCGACGGCGTTGGCGAGGGAAATGAGCGGTTACGCTCACAGAGTGATGTATTTGGAATTCGACGGGCAGGGGCGGACTTACTACTTGAGGCCCAAAGACACGGCGGACGCGGAGCGGGCGGACGTGATTATTGCTATGACACCGGCAGCCTTGAAGTATATACCGCAAAGAGAGAACGTGGTGACGAGAATCAGCGGAAGGAGAAGCGTATGAGGCAGACGGCGGTGTTGAGCATCGAGAACGCTTTGAATTGGAGTTGGGGGATGGCGATACGCGACTTGATCGGGGCGATGAAGGCGTGGCGATTCGTGAGAATCGTAAGGCGGCTAAAGCATCCGATTGACGATGATTTGATCGACTATTTTCCGGTCAGTCTGCTGCAAAATGTGGACAATATGAACTTGATTAAGAACCATAAAAGGAAGGTGGCTTGTAGAATGGGCGGCTTGGTTATAGATAAAAAGACGGCTCCGAAGGGGCGATACGATAACGAACTGGCACAGGTAGGGGCGGTGATTGCAACGAATCAAGAGCTTTACGAGATCGCGGCAAGGGTGAACGGCAATACGCACCTGATACCGAACGGCGTCGATTGCGATTTGTTCAGGCCGAATCCGCATAGGCCGGTGCGTAAGTTTACGGTTGGCTTTGCCGGGAACATTACGGGGATGGGAGGCAATTACAAAGGTTGGCAATACTACGTTCAGGCGTGTATGCAGCTGGAAGCGGACGGGAGCGTGGGGCATATCGAGAGGCTTCACGGGGGCATTAAGGGAACGCATCAAGAGCAGGTTAGCCATGAGGATATGATTGAAAACTTTTATTGGAAGATTGACGCACTGATTCTCCCGAGTAAGGGGGAAGGATGCAGCAACGTGACGGGTGAGGCGATGGCTTGCGGTGTTCCGGTTCTGATAACGAAGGTGGGGTATCACGGTGAAATGTTGGAGGACGGGGTTAATGCGCTGTTCATCGAGCGCGATATGACGGACATTGCCGAAAAGGTCAGAATGGTAAGAGACGACCCGGAATTAAGAAAGCGGCTGAGTGAGAACGGACGGGCTTTCGTATTGGAGCACCAGAACGTGCATGAGGTTGCGAAAGAATACGAGCGGGTATTTAAGACCATAATTCAAAAGGAGTAATTCGAAATGAGTGACGTAAACAAAGTGACACTTGGAAACGGGACGCTGTATCTGGACGGTACGGAAGTGGGGTATCTGTCCGGGGCCGTGACGCTTGAGTACGGCAGGGATATTATCGAGTTCAAGCCGAGCAACGAGATGGGGCCGGTGAAGCAGTTTGTCCGGGGCGAGTCAATGATTCTCAGGGCGGAAGTGGCTCAGTTGGAAGCGTCTAATTTGAGGCTTGCTATGGGTATCGCCGAGGCGGTGAGTGCCAGCACGAGTTATCCGGGCTTCGAGAATTCGCCTACTGGCGGCAGTTACTCTCCACCGGATTCGGCGAGCTATGACGTCCTCAAATTCGGCGGGTCGAAATCCACCGATGAAATGCCCTTGCGGTTCGTGCATACGAGGCCCAACGGCAAGGATGTTGTGGTCTGTATGTATAATGCGGTTGCAACGCCGGAAATCAGCATCCCCTTCAACGATGAGGATGTAACGGTGCACGAGATTGCGTTCAAGGCTTTGCATGTGACCAGTAGAAGCGAGGGCGACCAGATTGGCTTTATCGCCGAGCAGGTTCAGGGCAGCTAAGTTTTTTTCGACTGGACGAGAACTGTTTAGAGTTTTCGGAGGCTTAGTATGTCTGGAACGGTTGGCGATATTAGGTTGGGAAGCGGCGATTTGTACCTCAACGGGGTGCGCGTCGGGTTTCTCAGCGGTGACGTGCTCCTTGCTTACGAGCGGTCGGGGTTCACGTTAAGCCCGGCTGGGTCGGCTTCTCAAAATCTCGTTGCTATTGGCAAGGCGAGTCTGAAGGCGGCACTGGCCGAGTTGTCAATGGAGCATTTGCGACTTGCGTTGGGTCTTGGCGGCAGTATTTCCACCAGCACCGGGGCGGCAAGCTATAACCCTGCCAGTTTTTCGTGGACCAGCTCCACCAGTTGGGAAGGTCTAAAATTCGGCAGGGATAGTCTGGACACAAGTACCGTACCATTGCTGTTCGAGCATACGAAAACGGACGGTAAGAAGGTGGCGGTAATGCTGTATCAGGCGGTTACGCCGTCGAAGCTGGTCCTGCCGTTTGCGGATAGGAACGTGACTGTCTATGACGTTGAATTTGTGGGCGTGCCGGACGAATCGAGGAGCCGGGGCGACCAGATCGGAATTCTAATCGAGGAAGTGTAGCTATGGCAAAGAAGAAGAAAGTGACGAAGCGTAAGGGCCGGGATTTGATGCAAGGCAAAATCCGCCTCAGTGAGGATTTGGTTATCGAGACGAAGCTGAGGCTCTGCGGGATTCTGTGGCTTGAGGAGAAATACGACCTCTCGCTCGAGCAGCTTTCCGAGAAGATCGGGGCCGGGGGCTTGCAGGACTTTGCGAACCTGCTGACGGCGTTGGCAATCGGGACGTACCCCGATGAGCCGGTTGAAGATTTGCAGAGGCGAATCGGCCAGCTTGAGCTTGCAGGGCTGAGCGATATTACGAGCGAAGTGGCCGGGCTGTTTCAGGTTTCGGTAAAAAACTCGAAAAGGCCAGCGAAAAAGCCGGTGACGGGGAACCTGGCGGAATAAGCTGGCCGGATATTTTTGTGAGTCTGAGTGCCGAGTTCAACTGGACGCCGGGGCAGATCAGGCGGCTGACGTTGCAGGAGCTTGTGCATTATCTTGACAGGTTGGGCGAGTGGCGTGAAAAGGTCAAGAGAACTGATATAGCGATAAATGAGATACGGATGATCCTCATGGCGTTTTTCGGTGCGAAAGAACAGGAGCCGGACGAGGATCCGGTTGCGAAGATGAGCGGTAAAATTCCGACCGCAAGCGTGCCTTCAGGAGCTATCGAGGCTTGGGAGAGGGCGGGCAGGCCGGAACCGCGTGCGTTTTTCAAAAAGTACAAGGCAAATCATGGATAACGATTTAGGTGAAATCAGAGTACGTCTTGCGGCGGATATGAAGAAGCTGAGCGACGGTCTGAAAAAGGCCGGCAGCGCAATACGTAGCTTCGGCAGATCGGTAGAAAGCTGGATGAGGCGGGCGGGGGCGGCGATTCTGCGGTTTGTCAAGAACGCGGCGACGAGGTTGCTTAATTTCGCAAAGCGAACGCTGAAGTATGTGGCGGTTGCGTTGACGGGAATCGGGATTGCATCGGTCAAGATGGCTATGGATGCGGAGGAAAGCGAAAACCTGTTTCGGGAATCTATGGGTAGGATGGGTGACGCCGCAAGAAAGTGGTCGGAGGAGGTATCCTCCGCTTTGGGCATGAACGCTTACGAAGTCCGTAAGAATATAGCTACGTTGTTTGAGATAACGAGAGCTATGGGGCTAACGGAGCAAGCCGCGTATGAGATGAGCCGGGAGCTGACGCTGTTGTCGTATAATTTGGCTTCTTATCGAAACTTGAAGCCGGAGGAGGCGTTTACAAAGCTGGTTTCTGGCATAACGGGCGAAAGTGAGCCGTTAAAACGCATAGGCTACTTAGTCAATGAGACGACGACTAAAGCCTATGCACTAAAAGAAGGCATTGCGGCATTAGGGGAGGAAATGACCATGCAACAAAAGGTGCAGGCTCGGTATGGCTTGATGATGGAGTTGATGGAAAACGTCCACGGTGACATGGAGCGGACGTTGGATAGCACAACCAACGTGTTTCGGTCTATCTGGTCTTTGCTCAAAGAGTTTGCCGTCTGGATCGGCAACGACCTAAAGCCTTATGTGACAGAGTTGGCTATATCGTTTCGGGATTGGTTCAAGAAGAACAGAGAGACTATTGCACAATTCGTAAGGGATGCGATTGCACGGCTCAGGGAGTTTACCGACTTCATGCGAGAGGATTGGAAAAAGGGCGTCAAGTACGGGCTTGAGGTGACGCTTGAATTGTTTCGGGGGTTTGCCAAGTCTTTGCAGGTGCTTCTCGAAGATTTGTTTATCTCGATAGGTGCGAATATCGGCGTATGGATTAAGAGGGGGCTTGCCCGAAAGGATTTGATGCAAAAGCTGAGGGGGCAGGCGTTGGATGAATTGAAGCTGGTGGAGTCACCCGATAGGCCGGGGCAGCGGGGCTTCATTCCCTTGCACGGCCCAACGGTGAAGATCGGAACGGGGCCGGAGGGCAAGAAGCGGCTTGCAGAATTGCAGAAACAGGCGGAGTCGCTTGCAGAGAGACGCTTTGCATCATACGAGCGGCATGGCTACTTCGAAAAGACCGTGCCGGGTGCGGAGGGGCCGGGTAATACTTTGAAGCGGCTCGGAGAGGTTGCCGAGCAGACGAAGAATCGTATCGCCGAGCTAACGGCGGAAACCGGTGCATTCTCCCGGGCGTCAACTCAACTGGTTCAAGTCTCGATGATGGCTGACCAGTGGCTTGAGGAAACCGGCGAGAGTGCGGAGGATGTGAAGCAGTCGTTGGCGGATATGGGACAAGGTTTGCAGGACGTCCAACAGGAAGCGGCGGCGGCGGGTGAGAAAATGCTTCGTTTCGCCAACGATGCCGAGCGCCACATGCACGGAGCCTGGAAGCGTATCGAGTATTCGATGGCCGATATGTTCGAGGGACTTATCGAAGGGACGAAAAGTGCGCGGGAAGCCTTTGCCGAATTTGGCCGGAGCATCGTCAAGTCTATGACTATGGCGGTTGCTGATATGATCGCTCAGTGGGTGATGTTCAAGGCGCTCACAGGTTTGGGGGGCATGTTCGGCAATGCCGCTCTCACAAAGGCCGGGCAGAGGATAGGCGACCCGGGAGCGACGGCGACGGTGCAGCATACTGGCGGCGATGTCGGCGTTGGAGCTATTCGACCTATGCCGAGAGGATTGCTGAGCATTGCGCCGCGTCTGCATGGCGGCTTGGAGGCGGATGAATACCCGGCGATTCTGCAACGCGGGGAAACGGTCAAGCGAAAAGGCGAGGGGGATGAGGGCGTGCAGATCGTTATCAACAACAATACCGGCCAGAAAATGAAAACGGGGCCGGGGGGCGTGCAATTCGACGGGCGTCGGTATGTGGTGGACATCGTGGTTGACGACATAAGCAACAGAAACGGGCCGATACGGAACGCGATAAGGGGTATGTGATTATGGCGACATTTCCGAGTTTGACACAGGGGCCGGGAGTACAGAGCTTCGTTGAGGAAGTGGCGGTTGACCCGACTCTGAGAAGCACTTTCGAGAATGGAAAAATCTGTTCGCGGGCACGTTTTACGGCAGTGCCTAAGCGGTGGAAATTTGTCATTGCGGGGCTTACGCCAACGGATAAGAGCACTTTGCAGGCTTTCGAGACGGACACGGTGAATTTTGGGGGCGATGCTTTTGACTGGGAGAATACCGACGACGGGACAACGTACAGCGTGAAGTTTGCCAAGCCGGTGAAGTACAGCTTGGACACTGCCGAGAAGGGTGTGCCGATTAAGCGATGGGTTGCAGAAATTGAGTTATTCGAGGCGAGTCCGACAAGCTGATGAAATCGTTACCGGCAAATCTGATTATCGAGAAGAACAAGACGAGCAGCAAATATGCTTGGCTTGTGTGTGTGGAGATTACGCTCAAAAGCGGTACGGTGCTGCGGCTGGTCAGAAATTATGAGGACGTGGCTATTAGAGAGGATGATTATGTCAAGGCGGGCTGCGTTGGGCACTGGAAGCTCAATGACGATGCGGCGGATACAACGGTTGTCGATAGCAGCCACAATAGCAATGACGGGGCCGCTCAGCAGAACACAGAAGATGTAACCACGACGGGGAAGATAGGCGGCGCCTTGAGCTTCGACGGGTCGAGCGACTACATCACGGTATCCGACCCAGCGGGCGGAGAGTTGGATTTCGGTTCGTCGGGGGATTTCTCGATTTCGGCGTGGTGTAGGAGTGACGGGACGGGCGTCAATCAGCGGATAGTGAGTAAGGGAAACTATTGGGTTATGATTACGGCAGGCGACGTGTTTCAGGCGGGTCTTACAGACGGGGTGGACGCGCAGGTTGCGGTCGGTGGTTCAAGTGATATGTGTGATGGTGAGTGGCATCATATTGTGGGCACGTTTGACCGGGACGGCGTCTTGACGGTATATCTGGACGGCACGGTGGAAGGGACACCGGCAGACATTAGCGGGGAAGGCGACATTGACAATAGCTACGATTTGCATATCGGGAGCCATGTAACCCCGTCGGACTATTTCAACGGCGACATTGACAATGTGGCTATTTTCAATCGCGTGTTAGCTGCGAAAGAGGTCCAATACTTGTACAACGCGGGGAATGGAACCGAGACGAATCCGAGGCTCTACACGGCGTTTCCCTTGATGATTGAGCCGAAAAAGAGCAACGCACGCGGAGAGATACCGAGCGTAAACTTGCAGGCGTGCAATGTGACGCGGCTGATTCAGCCGTATTTGGAAGCGGAGGGCGGGGGGATAGGCGCGCAGGTGAAAATATCGGTGGTCAACAGCGGTTATAAGGTTGAGGACTACGCGGAATTGACTGAGACATTCGAGATCATCGAGACCCAGGCGAATTGGGATTGGGTTAGCTTTACGTTGGGCGCTCCGAATCCCAAT